TGATTCCAATACAACAAATAGAATTATAGATCAAGGACCTACTGGAACACCAGCAAATGCTCCACAAATTTCATTTAATCGTGAGGATATATGTGGCGGATCTATGGTTGAATCTACAGAAAATATTCAGTATGAATTTGTGAATCCACATGTACCATCCATATCCCCAGAAGTTGGTACTTCTTTATCCGCCGAAGTGAGAACAACAAGCGGAACAAGCGTAAATGGAACAGAAACTTCATTTACAGATCTGCAGTATGAACCAGTTAAACTAGATGTACCAAATGCCTTAACGTCAACAAGACTAGTTTGCTCCAGAATTAATGAGCAAACATATTTAAGTTCCAGAAAATCATTTACATTGAAAGTTAATTTAGCAACAGAAGATCCTAACGTATCTCCAATGCTTCTTTGGAAGAATGCATCATCAGAATTTATTGGAAATAGATTAAATAGTCCTATCGCAGACTATGCTTTAGATCCTCGTGTAAATGGATTCGTAGGAGATCCACATGCTGCAATATACGTTTCAAATATTGTAAGACTTCAACAAGCGGCAACTTCTTTAAAGGTAATCGTAAGTGCATATAGGCATAATTCTGCAGACTTTAGAGTTCTTTATAGTTTAATTAGACCAGATTCTAGTGAAGTTGGTCAAGCGTTTGAACTATTCCCAGGTTATACAAACTTAACTACAGATAAAAGTTTGGATGGATTCTTAGATGTGGTAGATCCTGCAAAAAATAATGGATTACCAGATGTTTTAGTTACACCAAGTTTACAAGATGAATTTAGAGATTATGAGTTTAGTGCAAATAATTTGGGAATTTTTACGGGATACCAAATAAAAATAGTAATGTCTGGTACAAACTCAGCATATCCGCCAAGATTTAAAGATCTAAGAAGTATTGCTTTAGCATAATGATACCAGTAGAAGGACATCCAAATTTGTACCGAGATGAAAAATCTGGTGCTATAATAAATTGTGATACCATTGGATACAACCAATATCAAAGACTAGCACAAAATAAAATATTAGAAAGACAAGAAATTGATAAAATTAAAAATGATATTGCTGAGATTAAATCTTTACTTAAGGAGATGATTAATGGATCCCGATAAAATTGAATTAGAAAATTTAACCAAAAATTTTGAATATTTTAAATATGCATCTGAAATTGATAAAATAGATGATATCGATGACTTAAAAAATATAGCTAAATCTTATTTTAAATTATACCTCAAACAACAAGAAGTTATCAGTTCTTTGGCAAAACTCTAAGTATAAATAAGAAGTAGAGCTTAAAAAATAAATGGCGGCAGTATATGTAAGTAATCTAATTATTAATGCTGGTGCTACGTTTTCACAAACTTTTAACCTGGAAGATACTGCCACAAATGCACCATTAAGCTTAACAGGATACACCGCTGCAGCTCAAATGAGAAAATGGGCAGGCAGTTCTTCTTCCACAAGTTTTACATGTACAATTGAAAGTCCAGCAACTGCAGGAAAAGTTACCATTTCTTTAACTAGCAGTCAAACAGCAAATTTAAAACCAGGAAGATATGTTTATGATATTTTGATTACAAGTGGTAATATTAAAAATAGAGTTATAGAAGGAATGGTTCTAGTAACAGAGGGAGTTACTAAGTAATGGCAGACATTAGAGTCAGAGTTGGTCAACAAAACGGAATAAAAATTGTTTCTAGCAACTCTGGTCTCGCTAATGCGGTAGAGGCAACTAATGTAGTAGGAGGCATAGCATCCGTAACTGCATTGAATGTTAGTGGACTCTCCACATTCGTCGGTGTCGCCACTTTTTACAATGATGTATATATTACAGGAAACTTAAATGTTTCAAATGATCTTACATTTGATGAATTTAATGCGACAAATGCAAATATCACCGGTTTTACAACCACAACAAATTTAAATGTAGGTGTATCTACTGTAACTGGTTCTTTTTATTATGTTCCTTCATATACTAGTGGAATTGCATATTTTAATCCTAATGGATTAATGGTATCAACTGGAGCAACAAGTTCCGCAATAACTTATACAAACTATATACTAACAACAGATGATAATGGTATTCCAACCTGGACAAGTGTAATAGATGGAGGATCCTATTAATGTCAAAACCAACAACTAGACAAGAACTTGTCGATTATTGTTTAAGAAGACTAGGAGCTCCTATTCTTGAGATTAACTTGGATGATGATCAAATTGATGACATGGTTGATGATGCATTGCAATATTTTCAGGAAAGACACTTTGATGGTGTCGAGAGAATGTATTTAAAATATAAAATTACTGAAGAAGATTTGAATAGGGGGCGTGCTCAAGCACCAAATGGAGTTGGAATTGTTACCACAACAGGATCTGCAAATATTTCTGGTATCGGAACAACTTCTTTTAATTTTTATGAGTCATCAAATTTTATTCAAATTCCAGATTCCGTAATTGGTATTGAAAAAGTTTTTAAATTTGATACGAGTTCAATTTCTGCTGGAATGTTTAGTATTAAATATCAATTATTTTTAAATGATTTATATTACTTCAATTCCGTTGAACTTTTGCAATATGCAATGGTAAAAACTTATTTGGAAGATATTGACTTTTTGCTGACAACCGATAAACAAATAAGATATAACAAGAGGCAAAATAGATTATATCTAGATATTGAGTGGGGTGCAAAATCTAAAGATACGTATCTTATAATTGATTGCTATAGGATTCTAGATCCAAATGATTTTACTAAAGTTTATAACGATAGTTTTTTGAAAAAATATTTAACAGCTTTAATGAAACGACAATGGGGGCAAAATTTAATTAAATTTAGAGGAGTTAAACTACCAGGTGGTATTGAATTAAATGGTAGGGAATTGTATGAGGATGCCGAAAGGGAAATAGAAAGCATTAGGCAAAGAATGTCTATGGATTATGAATTACCACCTTACGATTTCATAGGATAATATGGCACTTAATCCATTTTTTCTACAAGGATCCCCAAGTGAGCAGAGACTTGTTCAAAGTTTAATTAATGAACAATTGAAAATTTATGGGGTTGAAGTTGTATACATACCCAGAAAATTTGTTCGAAAAGAAACTATAATAAGAGAAGTCACAACTTCTAAATTTGATGATAATTTTGCTATCGAAGCATATGTCAATAACTATGAGGGATATAGTGGTCAAGGAGATATTTTAACAAAATTTGGAATGAATTTAAAAGATGAATTAAATTTAATCATTTCAAAAGAAAGATTTGAGGACTTTATATCTCCATTTATAACAAATGATGAGCAAGCAGCATCAGAAATTAGTACTAGACCAAGAGAGGGTGATATTATCTATTTTCCTTTAGGTCAAAGAATATTTGAAGTCAAATTTGTAGAACATGAGCAACCATTTTATCAACTTGGAAAAACCTATGTTTATGAACTTAAATGTGAATTATTCCAGTACGAGGATGAAATGGGAGGATGGAGCAATATTAATACAAGTGAAGAAGAAATTGATACTTTATTAGAAAATGTTGGATATATTACTAAGTTGCAACTCATATCTGTTGGAACGCAAGCTCTTGCAACAGCAACAGTAGATTCAGGATACATTAGAAAAATAGTAATATTAAATGATGGATATGATTACACTTCTACTCCAACTGTATCTATTTCTACAGCACCTTCTGGTGGTAAAAATGCTCAAGCTGTTGCTATTACCACTTCTATTAATGGAGTTCATTCCATTAAAGAAATTTTATTAGTAAATGCCGGAGCAGGATATACAGTTTCGCCAGGAATAGCAATCACTGGTGGAGGAGGATCTGGAGTTGCAATAACTTGTGTTCTTGTCACTGGATACTCTGGAATATCCAGCGTAAGTATTGCATCTACAGCACTTGGATCTGGATATCCAACATCACCAACAATTTCGTTCAGTTCCCCTACTGCAGGATTAGCTGTGACAGCAGTTGGTAGAGTTTCAATCGCAGAAACTGGAATCGTCACTGGAGTTTTA